CTACCGCGCGGCCCCTGCGGTCAAGCCATCACCCACCAGCAACCCGCTCTTGGTGCGGTGGCAGAGCCAGCTCGACAACAAATCCGGCACCGGCTACCGGGAGTGTTTCAGCTCGAGCTGCGCCATGCTCGCGATGCACTGGAACAAGGTGGCGAACGATGACGCCTACAACGCGATCCGCGCGAAGTATGGCGACACCACCGACGCGCAGGCGCAGCTGCTGGCGCTGCGCAGCTTGGGCCTCAAGGCCAACTTCCACACGGATGGCACGCCGATCAAGCTGGAGGCCGAGATCAATGCTGGCCGGCCTGTGGCTGTGGGCTGGTTGCATCACGGCCCGTCGAATGCCGCATCTGGCGGTGGCCACTGGTCCGTGGTGATCGGTTACACGGCGACAACCTGGATCCAGAACGATCCCAACGGCGAGGCCAACCTGGCCGGCGGTGGCTACACGGCCAACACGAAAGGGGCTGGGGTGGTCTACAGCCGCAAGAACTGGAATCCTAGGTGGATGCCCGGGGGAACCGGCGGCTGGTACCTCAGCGTTTCACCAGCGGGGTGATGACACCAGCCAGGATCTCGACGGCCCGGTAGAGCTTGACAGCCATCCTGCTGTAGCGGTCCAGGGCTTCGTCGTCCTTCGGAGTGGGGGTGAGGTTGACAATCGCCACCGCGGCGCCATGAACGGCGATGACAACAGCGACGTATTCAGCGATCCGATCCATCGACGTCAGTGTGGGCGTGCTTCCAGCGTAGCCACCCGCTGTTCCACCCCATTCAGCCGGGAAAAGGTCTCCTTGCGATCAGCTCGGATGTCGGTGTGCATGACCTCGAGCTGCGTGGCGATGTGCTCCACGGCAGCCGTGAGACGGATGACGGCATCGCGGGCTTCGTCGTTGCGCTTGGTGAAGCCCATCGCGCCCATGGCGGCGACGGAGATCGACGCTCCAGCAATCGCAGCGATGACCTCGATCATGCCGTCATCTTAGCGAGCCTACGCTGCTTCCAGGGCAGCCACTCGCGCAAGCAGGTCAGCGTTGCTGGCCTCAAGTGCCTCCACTTTAGCCATCAGCTTTTGGATGGCGCCATACATTGCTGCATAAATCTGGTCGGAATTAAGGTTACGGCAATCTTCAATTACATCTTCACTAATCAGATCTCCCTGCTCAGTGCGCTCTGGCTGCGCTGGTGTGATGACGTTGCCATCTGCGTCTAGTTCTTCTTCAACTGCTGGGATAATTGTTTCTTCAAATACCTGGTTGTATTTAAACTCATGCGTGCCAACTGCCTTAGGGAAGATTGCTTCAACATCTTGCGCGATCCAACCCAGTTTGCGGCGGTCGGTTACTTGTTCGGCTGTGTAGATTTCATCGCGCCACTTGTACCGCTTCAGGGGAATCGCCTTGATGGCTTCATAGCAAAGGTCTAGGTCGGCTAGTTCAATGTCTTCTTTGATGCGTTCATCTGAAACGATGGTCCATGTGCTTGTTGATGGCTTACCGGCGGAATCGGTTGATAGTTCAAACTGGTTTGCCGGGCTAGCAGTGCCAATCCCTACACGCTGTGACGAGTCAATAGTCATCGCCCGAACAGGCGTTTGCGTGGCACCAGTAGGGTTGGTCCAAAAACTTAAGTTAGTTTCAAAATTTGTTGCGCTATTTGTCCTGTAAGCGCGAATTGCTGACGTAGCATTGTCGCTGCCAATCCTAAAATTTAAGCCAGCGTAGCGTGTGTCTCCGCCAGTGTCTGAGAAATTATGCAATGTTCCGATAGTGTTATCTGAGCCGCCAGCAATTGAATCTCTGGCTTCTAGTTTTACCCCAGGCGCAGCAAGGCCAATCCCTACGTTGCCTGCCGGAAGAATAACCACCCTTGCCGTTTGAGATCCGGCGGCGGCATCCCCTGTGTAAAAGTAGTGTCCACCGTTGTTACCCGTTCCTTGAGAAAAGTAACCAACCCCCCCAGCGCCAGCAGCATTAGTTCCACCATTCCAGCGAGCAATACCGACGTTAAATGCGGTACTACCTCCATCCCCTAAAACAATGCTTCCCTGTGATTGGGCTGAGTTGCTAACTCTTATTTGATCAAGAACTTGTAACTGCGACTGCGGGCTACTAGTCCCCATACCTACGCTGCCTGTGGAAATAACAAATAACCGCCCCGTACCACCCGTACTAATGGCCACTTGGTCTGCGCCAGGGCTGTAGATGCCGGTGTTGGTGTCACCTGATACGGCAATGCCCGGTAGTGCTGCGGTGCCTGCTGTGACGGCTAGGACGCCGGTCATGGTTCCGCCAGCCAATGGCAGCAGTCCAAGGTTGGCGCTGGCCAGCGTGCCGATCGTCACCCATGCGCTGTTGGCCGCATTGCGGATCTTCAGCAGTCCGGTCGTTGTATCTGCCCACCACTGGTAGGCATACATCGTCGCTGGTTCACTGGCGCTGCTGTTATTGCTGACGATCGCGGCTAGGGCACCGTTTAGGTCAGTCCTAACTGCGGCGCCAGTACCGTTGGCAATAACGTAGTCGTGCGTGGCCACAAGTTAAGCCTGTGATTGTGCCGCCATTCTACACCCCACGGCCATAGCCAACAGCAGTGTAGGTAAAGTTACGGTCAATGGCCGCACCAGCAGCATTGCGGAAGGTGACCTGGAAGTTGGTGCTAGTCACGGTGCCAAGCGTGAAATAATCACCTGTTGCCATGTTTTGCGCTGTGATGCCGATGCTTGGCAAGTAGGCATTCAACCCGCCAAGAGATGCTGTACCGGTGAAGAATGCTTTATCAAAAGTCACGGTCTTGGTGGCAGCACCACTGGCAACGACGCCATTACTTTGCTCGGTTCGGCGCTGAAATGTTGCCTCATAACCAAGTTGATCTACCAGTATGTTTTCAGATGGATCAGATGAACTTAGCTCAGCTTTAAATTGGAAACCACGTCCTAGAAATGCGCCATTAACAAATTCTTGCCAGCCAGACCATGTTGGCGAGCCGCTAGGGTTGTCAGTAGTGCGGCGCAAATATAATTTTGAATTAACCGAATCAATTACGCCACCATCCCAATCACTCCATGTATCTACATCGCCTATCCTGCTATCAATTAAATCGCTAGGATAAAAACCGCGCGTCACAAAAAAGCGGGCTAAATCAATCGAATATGCAGCGCCAAGGTCAAGCGTATTTGCAAAAAAGTAAGTACCTAGCGTAGTTGTATCACCGATAAAATCTATGACCGGCAATGAATCAAAGATAGCAATGTCATCAAACAGGTCATCACCGTCAAGAGTAAGTGCATCGTAATCCTCGTTATAAAAAACGCTAGTTTTGCTGCCTTGAAATGGTGGGATGTCTGTATCTTCGCGGCGCGATTGTACCAACAACCGACCCAATGTATCTGGAAAATCAACAATAACGCTTGCTTCTGCCGCAGATTGACGACCGCCGTCATCTTCAAATTTAACTAAAATTTCTCCTGCAATTAACGGAACAATAGCTTCAGTTGCAGCGCCTGATTTTGCTTCTACTAAGTCAACGCTGTTACTCCATGTGCCTGTGCCGTCAGTTAAATTTGTGTGGCGTATATGAACACGTCCGCCCGTTTTAACGTCCAAGTCTATTGCTTGATTCCAGCGTAAACGTGCGCTATTTGCGCTAATTGCTTCAATAGTAAGGTTTTCAACATTACCCGGCCGTGCAGTTTTGCCAACTAAATTAAATTGCGCTAATGCCGGAATACTCAATCTATCTAAGCTATTAACGCTGCGAATTTGGATATAGAGTGTACCGGCACGTAAACCGGTCAGCCGCACCGATGGAGATGTGGTATCTACTAGCAACCAGTTGTTATTGTCAATTCGATATTCAACGCGGAAACCGGCAACGCGCTGCATTGGGCTGATCCAGCTCAACTCAACAGCCGTAAGGACGCTTTGCCCGTCTTCGTATAGGTGCTCGGTTGCTTGGATGCTTGATGGCGAATCAGGTGTTGCGGATAGGTCAGTAATGTCGCGAAATTGTAACGATAGATCATTTTCAATTGCTGCATAAATGCTGCTGTTATACATTAATGCTGTGATGGTAAACACACCCGAATCTCCTTCAGTTACCGAAAGTACGCGGAATTGGTTTGATTGGATAGTAGTTGTTTCAATTAAAAAAACACTTTGAGTATTGGGCGCTTCGCTAAACGCGCTGTTGACCGTGAAGACACTGCCGGCGATGCTGCTTATCGAGCGCGTCTCAACCAAGCCCGTTGGCATGAGCACGCTGATGGTTGGGGAGTTTGCCGTGGTGGTGGGTAGGCCTGATGTTGAATCGACCGTGATCGATGTGGTTGTAGCGCTGCTAATGCGGCCAGATCTGCGGCTGCCAGATTTAACGGGATCTGCAATGTCAATTACCATGCCAGGCCTGAGAATGATGCCCGATTCGATTGACACGGCAAAGCTGACGGTCTCGGTTAGGTTTTGCTCAGTCAACAGCGCCCACTTGCCCAGGCGATGCGCTTGGCCACGGCTGTAGCAGCCCATGGCCTTGATCTCTTTGTTGATAACACCATGCTTCGACACCGCGCTGGCGTCCTCCACGTACTCAAACTGGACTTCGCCAAGACTGTCGTAGGTCTGGTAGGCCACGGTAGCCGTGCTGTGACGTGCCTTTTGCGAGCTGCCTGAATAACTAAAGATGCCGTCTACTACGTTGCTGGGGCCAATCAAGTATTGTGAATCGGCTGGCTTATCTTGTAATACAACCATTGAGCCGGCGCCGTAGTAAGCAATGCCTCGAAATAAAGATACAAATTCTTGGATGACGTTATAGATCTCGTTACGGTTGTTCAG